CGCGTAATAAAAATTTGGAGTAGTAATGGCTTTAATAGTTAACGATAGAGTTAAAGAAACAAGTACAACTACTGGAACAGGAACTATTAACCTTGCTGGAGCAGAGCAAGGTTATGAAACTTTTGTTTCAGGAATTGGAACTACAAATACAACTTTCTATGCAATAGAAAATAATTCTGCAGGAGAGTTTGAGGTAGGTATTGGTACAGTTACCGATGCTTCACCGGATACTTTATCAAGAGACACAGTTATCTCATCATCAAATAGTGATAGCAAAGTAAATTTTGGAGCAGGTACTAAAAATGTATTTTGTACACTACCAGCATCGAGAGCTATGTCTCCATCTATGACAGCTACAGATTATTTAGTTACACATGCTACAACTCTTTCACAAGATCAAACAATTGCATCTGGAGTTTTAGCTGGACCTGTAACTATAACTGGAACACAAACAATAACAGGAACGGTAGTAGTAATTTAATGAGTAAAATTGAAGTAGATGAAATAACGCAACAATCCGGTACAACTGTAACAGTCGGTGGCGGAGCTTGTAAAACTGCTGTAGTAGATGCAACCACAGTAACTTTAGGTAGATCAGGTGGTACAGTTCAATTAGCAAGTGGTGCTAGTCAAACAGGTTTTGGTAGAACAGGAACAGTAGACTGGCAGACTACAGTTAAAACATCTGATTTTACAGCAGCAAATGGTGAAGGATATTTTGTAAACACAACTTCGGGAGCTGTAACAGTCACACTTCCAGCATCACCTTCAGCGGGCGATATTGTAGCTGTCTCTGATTATGCACAAAATTCACAAAATAATAATATTACAATTGGTAGAAACAGTTCTAATATTCAAGGAGACGCTTCTGATTTAGTTATGCAAAGTAAAGGTATTGCAATGACATTTGTTTATGCAGATGCAACAAAAGGTTGGGTAGTAGTATCCGCTGGAAGAGAAGCAGATAAAGAACCTCTTGCAACATTTGTAAGTGCAACAGGTGGTACAATAACGGAAGATGGTGATTTTAAAGTTCATACATTTACAGGACCTGGTACATTCACTGTTTCAGAAGTATCTGAAACAGCAGCTAATAATGAAGTAAGTTATATAGTAGTCGCTGGTGGTGGCGGTGGTGGTAGAGGTGGTGGCGGTGGTGGAGCCGGTGGTTTTAGAGAATCTAAATCAGGTATAGACACTTATTCTCCCGCTTCTCCATTAGAAGGAGCAACAAATATAACAGTAACTGCAACAGCTTTTCCAATAACAGTTGGTGGCGGTGGTGCAGGACAAACTTCAAGTCCATCTTCTAGAGGATCTAATGGTGTCAATTCAGTATTTTCAACAGTAACATCAGCTGGCGGTGCTGGAGGTGGTTCTCACGATAATGTAGCTGGTAAAACAGGTGGTTCTGGTGGTGGTAATGGAAATGGTAGTGCAGCAAGCGGTGAGTCTGCAAAAGCAGGTAATACCCCTCCTGTAAGTCCACCTCAAGGTCAACCTGGTGGACCTACAGCTAACCCTAATGGTCCTCCAGCTTTTGGAGGTTCAGGTGGTGGTGGAGCTGGCGCTGCAGGCGGACAAGGAACACCGAGTGCAGGTGGAGCTGGTGGTGCTGGTGTAGCAACATCAATCACTGGATCTCCAGTTACAAGATCTGGTGGTGGAGGTGGAAGCGTTTTCGGAGGCTGTAACCAAGGAGCAGGTGGGTCTGGTGGAGGAGGAGCAGGTGGACCTGGAAATCCTCCAGGAGCAGCAACAGCTGGAACAGCCAACACTGGTGGTGGTGGAGGCGGAGGCGGAAACGGCTCTACAGGAAATGGTGGTACAGGCGGCTCTGGTGTAGTAATAATAAGGTACAAATATCAATAATTATGACAAGTACAATTAAAGTAGACAATATTCAGGATCAAGACGGTAATAATATTATCAATGAGAATTCCAATACAATAACTATTGGTGCAAGTGGCGATACTGTTACTCTTGCATCTGGTGCATCACAAACAGGATTTGGTAGAACAGGGACTGTAGATTGGCAGACAGGATCAATTAAAACTTCTACCTTTACGGCAGCAAACGGTGAGGGTTATTTTGTAGATACATCTAGTGCATCTGTGACTGCAAATTTACCAGCAGGTTCTGCTGGGGCAATAGTTTCTTTTTCTGATTATACAAGAACTTTTGGAACAAATAATTTAGTTATTACTCCAAATGGTTCAGAAAAAATAGGAGGTGTCGCTGCGAGTGTATATTTAAATGTTAATGGTCAAGCAATTACTTTAGTTTATGTGGATGGAACTGAAGGATGGATAAATATTCAAAATGCTGAAGATACAGAAACAGGTTTAACTCCTGCTTTTATTGCAGCAACAGGTGGTACAATCACAACAGTTTGCACAAATTTTAAAGTCCATACATTTACAAGTCCAGGCACTTTTACAGTAACTAATGCAGGTAATGCAGCAGGATCAAACACAGTTTCTTATATGGTAGTTGCTGGAGGAGGTGGTGGAGGAAGAGGAACACCAGCTAACGCAGGTGGTGGAGGTGGAGCTGGTGGTTTTAGAGAAGGTAAAGCTACTACTTGTTCTTATACAGCTAGTCCATTAAACGCACCTGCAGGTTTGCCAGTAACAGCACAAGGATATCCAATAGCTGTAGGAGGCGGTGGTGCTGGAGGAACTGGTCCTAATGTTAGAGGAGTAAATGGTGTAAATTCAAGTTTTTCAAGTATAACATCAGCTGGTGGTGGAGGAGGTGGTGCTCAAGGTGGATCTCAAGGACCTGCTCTTACAGGAGGTTCTGGAGGCGGACACGGCGGAGGAGCTAGAGGATGTGGAGCAGCAGGAAACACACCTCCAGTAAGTCCTCCTCAAGGACAACCAGGTGGTAAAAATGATTGTTTTCCTTCATCAGATCAAAATGGTGCTGGCGGTGGTGGAGCAACTGTAGCAGGAGGAGGAACAAATAATCCAACACCTGAAGCAGGAGATGGTGGAGCAGGAGCAACAACAAGTATTAACGGTACACCAACAGCTAGAGCTGGAGGAGGCGGTGGAGGACCTGGAGCAAGTCCAGGAGCAGCTGCCGGAGCAGGAGGAGCTGGCGGTGGTGGAGCAGGATCAACTACTTGTGGAGTTACAGGAACAGCTAACACCGGAGGAGGTGGTGGTGGATCAAGAGATGGTGGTGACGGTGGAATTGGAGGTTCTGGTGTGGTAATAATAAGATATAAGTTTCAATAGGTAAATTATGAGTGAAGTAAAAGTAAATAAAATAAGTCCAAGAACAAATTGTGGTACAGTTCAATTAGGAGATAGTGGAGACACTATTACAATTCCTAGTGGTGTAACAATCACGAACAATGGAACGCAGACAGGTTTTGGTAGAACAGGAACTGTTGATTGGCAAACAAGTATTAAAACATCTAATTTTACAGCATCAAGTGGAGAAGGATATTTTGTAAATACAACTAGTGGAGCAATTACAGTAACGCTTCCTGCTTCACCAAGCGCTGGTGATATTGTATCAGTAAAAGATTATGCACAAACATTTGATACTAATGCTTGTACCATAGGCAGAAACAGTCAACCTATCCAAGGACAAACTTTTGATTTAGTTTTAACTACAGAAGGTAGTGCTGTTACTTTAATATATGGAGATGCAACAAAAGGATGGCAAGCTGTAAATAGTAATGAAATAACAAATACAATAAAATTTGTTGCAGCAACAGGTGGAAATAGCACAGCTACTTGTGGAGATTTTAAAATCCATACATTTACAGGTCCAGGAACTTTTTGTGTTTCTTGTGCTGGAAATTCAGCAGGTTCAAATACAGTTTCTTATTTAGTTGTCGCTGGAGGTGGCGGTGGTGGTGACGGTAGAGGTGGCGGTGGCGGCGGTGGTGGTTTTAGAGAAGGATTAGGTTTAAATGATTCATATACAGGATCTCCATTAAGAGCACCTACAGGGGTTCCTGTTTCAGTTCAAAGTTATCCAATTGTAGTTGGTGGTGGAGGTGCTGGAGCAAGCACTGGTGATGATGATGGTACTACAGGAGCTAACTCAAGTTTTTCTACTATAACATCAGCTGGTGGTGGTAAAGGTGGCGGAGTTAATCCAAGTAATTCTATAAAAGTAGGAGGACCAGGAGGTTCAGGAGGTGGAGCAGGTGGAAGTTTTCAAGATTGCACTGCTCAACCAGGAGGAACAGGAAATACACCTCCAGTTAGTCCACCTCAAGGAAATAATGGCGGTAATGGAGTAAATAATGGACCACCAACAGTTCCAGCAGGAGATTCACATGGAGCAACAGGTGGAGGAGCAGGAGGAGCAGGATCACCTGCAACAGGACATCCTGCGCCAGGCCAAGGTGGAGTTGGAGTATCGAGTAGTATTACAGGAAGTTCATTAGCTTATGCTGGAGGAGCTGGAGGAGCAGCTGATAATGGAGCCACTGGAGGAAGTCCTTGTGGAACAGGTGGTTGTGGACAAACAACTAGTAGCCCTGCTAAAAATGGAACTGATAATAGAGGTGGTGGAGGAGGTGGTGTAAAAGTTAATCGAGGTGGTGGAAACGGTGGTGGCGGTGTAGTAGTAATAAGATACAAATTTCAGTAGTTGAATGATACTTAAAATTAATATATAAGGAGAAACATTATGGCACATTTTGCAAAATTAGGAGCTAACGGAAAAGTTATATCAGTGTTAACACTTGATAACAAAGACATGTTAAATGCTGATGGTGTTGAAGATGAATCAGTAGGTCAACAATATTTAGAAACACATAATAATTGGCCTTCACAAATGTGGATTCAAACTTCATACAACACATCTCACAATCAACATTCAAATGGCGGAACACCTTTAAGAGGTAATTACGCAGGTATTGGTTATGAATGGGACGAAGATAATCAAATTTTTTGGCCTAAAAAACCATACGCATCTTGGGTAAAAAATACAACAAATGCTAAATGGCAATCACCAATTGGTGATGCTCCTGCATTAACTGCAGAACAAACCTCACAAAATGAAGCTGGTACACATTCTTGGGATTATGATTGGAATGAATCAGGCCAGTCTTGGGACTTGACAGATCGATTAGCATAAATTAAAATTGGTGGTGGTATGCAAAAGAAAGTATTAACAGAGCAAGCATTATATTACGGTGATGTAGCAATGCCTAAAGGCTGGGACATTGACCGAGATAAGTTATCAGGCGACATTTTACAATCAGTAATTCAAAACAAAGATTTTCCATTCTCAAGAACTTGGGATATGTTGAATACTTATATGCGAGATCACATTAATCTCGAGTATGATATTCAATTAGTTAACAAAGAAACGTGGGGTAACATTTATAAACCTAGCGAGACTACAATTCCTTTACTTAATATTGATCCAGTCGATTTACGAAACTCACCAGATTATACGTTGTTATATGGTGTTAAAGTTAAAGGTTGTAATGTTAAAATACACTATGAAGATAACAGACGTAAAGGAAGAAGTTGGGATATACCACTTTTTAATAATAGATTTATTATGTTTCCATCTACAAATATGTACTATTTAACTAATAATCAAAAGGATAGTTTAAATTTCGTACAAACTATAACGTATGAATATATCTAATTATTATTGGTATTTTAGTGGTGCATTAACACCTAAATTTTGTGATGATGTTATAGAATATGCTAAATCACAAAAAGAAGTAATGGCTAGAACTGGTGGTTATGGTGATAGAAAATTAAAAAAAGAAGAAATATTAGATTTAAAAAGAAAAAGAAACTCTGATTTAGTATGGTTAAATGATACTTGGATATATAAAGAATTACACCCATACGTTCACAAAGCAAATAGAAATGCTGGTTGGAACTTTGATTGGGAAAGATCTGAATCGTGTCAGTTTACAAAATACAAACACAATCAATATTATGATTGGCATTGTGATAGTTGGGATAAACCTTATGAAAGAGATAATAAAAATCATCCAGAACACGGTAGGATTAGAAAGTTATCTATGACATGTCAATTGACAGATGGATCAGAATATCAAGGTGGTGAATTAGAATTTGATTTTAGAAACTATGATCCACATATGCGAGATGAATCGAAGCATAGAATACAATGTAAGGAAATATTACCAAAAGGTTCTATCATTGTGTTTCCTTCATTTGTATGGCATAGAGTTAAACCCGTAACATCAGGCACAAGATATAGTCTTGTTGTCTGGCATTTAGGAAAGCCATTTAGATAATGTATATAAATAACTATTTTAATACGACCATTTGGTCAGAACAAAAACCAGAGTTTGTAAAATCTTTAAATAAAGCAAGTAACAAATATATTTCTGATGCTCGTAAAAGAGAAAAAGAATTTATAAAAAAACACGGTGACTTTGGAAGATCATATCACTCAACACCACTAACAATGGACAATGATTTTTTAGATTTTAGAAATTATGTTGGTCAAAAATCTTGGGAGTATTTAGATCATCAAGGTTATGATATGTCACAATACACAACTATGTTTAGTGAGCTATGGGTACAAGAGTGATAAAACATCATACCCAATATTTCACGAACCAAGAACCGGGGCACGTGCAACTAAATTAAAAATGAAACCAAATAGAAAAGGTGTATGGCCAGGTGAAGAACTTATAAACTTTAGACCTACACCAGGTACATTAATTATATTTCCAGGTTTCTTAGAACACGAATATGCAGTAGATTTTGGTATAGAACCATTTAGATTTATACATTGGAATATACAAGCAGTGCCGAAGGAAATGGCTAAAGATGTTTGAAATAAAAGATAATTATTTATCTGTTGAAGAACATTTAATTTTAAAAACTATTATGGAATCTGATACTTTTCCTTGGTACTACAATCATTATAAAGTTTGGAAACCTAATTCTGTTAATAAATTATTTCAATATCAATTAGTGCATATATTTTATCTAGAAAATAAAGTTAATTCTGATTTTTTTAGTGAATTAAATCCTATAATAAAAAAATTAAAACCATTATCTTTAGTCAGGATAAAAGCAAATTTAAATCCAATAGCGCATAATTTAATTGAGTTTAGTGAACATCAAGATCAAGGTTTTAAATGTAAAGCAGCTATATATTATTTAAATGATAATGATGGTTACACTATGATAGGAAAAAATAAAGTAGAAAGTAAAGCTAATAGAATGGTTTTGTTTGATGCTGATAAAAAACATTATGGAACAAATTCTACAAATTGTAATAATAGGATGTTAATAAATTTTAATTATTTCTAATATGAGTTTTAAAAAGAAAAAGTATACAGTTATTCGTCAAGCTATATCAAAAGACCTAGCAGCTTTTATTGCAAATTATTTTAGTATGCAAAAACAAGTTTATGATACTTGTAGAGCTCAAAAATACTTTTCACCTTTTGAAAATATTATAGGTCATTATGAAAATGAAAACGAACAAATACCAAATACATATTCTCAATATGCTAATATGGCTATGGAAACTTTATTACTAAAATGTCAGCCAGATATGGAAAAGGCAACAGGATTAAAATTATACCCTGCTTACACATATGCTAGAATATATAAAAAAGGTGATGAATTAAAAAGACACAAAGATAGATTTAGTTGTGAGATATCTACTACTATGAATCTTGGTGGTGATGATTGGCCTATATATCTAGAACCATCTGGAGAAGTAGGTAAAAAAGGAATCAAAGTAGATTTAAAACCAGGAGATATGCTGGTTTATTCTGGCTGTGAGCTAGAACATTGGAGAGAAAAATTCAAA